CGACCTCCCCAAGTTCCCGGGACGGTGGCGTGTCGAGGCGTACTGGACCCGCCGGCTGGAGGAGGAGGTTCTGGCGCCCCAGCGCGTCCGGTTCTTCGCTCTCCTGGCGAAGGCGCAGGCGGAGTTTGTTGCGAAGGTGAAGGTCGCGACGAATCTCCAGGCGCTGTTCCGGCAGCGGCAGCTCCACCGGACGATCGCCAAGCTTCAGGCGGTCGTTCGGGGTCACCAGCAGCGGTGCCGGGTGACCTGGATGGACTGTGCCGAGTGCCTGGCGCACGGCGTCGCCCCGCACATGGTTGAGGGGCGGCACATCTGCCAGACGTGTTACGACTCCCTCGGGTGGTGCGAGTGCGCCCACTGCGGGATGCCGGTGCACAGCGACCGGCTTGCCGACTTCTCCGGTTGCTGCAGCTCGGAATGCATGTCGGAAATCATGGAGGTCGACGACCCGGTGCCTGCGTTCTGCGACGGGTGCGGGTGCGACATGGACCCCGAGGACCGCAATGAGTATCGCCCGGGCTTCTGGTGCTCCCGTGCGTGTGCGTATGCGTGAGTATATGAATGGAAAACGAATCGAGTGGATCGATCGTTTTTCCCATTAGACACTATGCGGAACCTTCACAACGCCCTTTCGGACACTCTGGAGATCCTCAACATCAACGGTGCGCATACCAGCATTCTTCGCGACCCGAATGACCCCCAATGTTGGCGCGTCTCGCTGTACACTCTCGACCATGAGAATCGCGACGTCGTCCTGGAAGTCGAGGTGATCGACAGGGAAAATGGACCGGTTGGAGCCGTTCTCTTCCGTAGGAACGTCGGTCGCTATTCGATGACGCGGTTTATGAACACGCTAATGGACAAGGTCTGCGATTAGATCTTCTCGACCTTCGGAGCCTCCACTTTGATGAGATCGACCTTATCCTTCGGGATATGGGCACATACATGAACTTCCGGCAACAAGCATGCCGAACAAAACATCTTTTCACATTTGCACTTCAGATCCAAGTGCGTCTTCTTCTTGCAGTGAGTACATCGCGGCATTCCTTGTCTCACTCCAGGTCAATGTATTTCGTTTTCTTGGGAATCTCGACCAGGAACTGTTGGGGCGGCGGGCGGCGGCACTGGCAGTGCTCGGTCAGAGGGCACGGACCCGCACATGGGCTGGACTTGTCAACAAACCGGCAGCGGGCGGCTACATGCTGCTGCTCTCGGTAGACACATCCCGTCTCGCACATCGACCGAAAGATCCGCGGAAGGGCGCAACGAAGCTTCTGCATGGTGTATGATTTGTGTTTCTATGTCATACCCATTTTCGTTTTCAATAACAATGGGCGATGTTCTCTACGATGTTCAGATTGGTGAAGGAGTCAACTATCCGCTTGCCAAGTTCCGCAAGGAGGTGGACCAGTATATCAACGATCCTGGCGGTTGGAAATCGGAAGGATACAAGTTCAAGCTGGTGAAGGATGACCAGAAACCGCGCTTCGTAGTGATTCTGACGTCTCCCAAGACTCTGCTTCACAATGGGTGTCGGGATGAGAACCTGTCCTGCGCGATTCTGAATGGCGGCAAAGTCTGGATCAACGCGATGCGGTGGGCAAAGGGTTCGGATGCCAGCAAGCAGGATCTCGATGGATACCGGCAGTATGTGATTTCTCATGAGGTCGGGCACGCGCTGGGATATGATCATGTCGATTGTCCCGGAGATCACGAGCTGGCACCGATTATGATGCAACAGACGCTCGGGATTGGCAAGTGCGCACCGAACACAAAGCTTACACCCGCGGATACGAAGAAAGCCAAATGATCTATCTGGTTGCTCCTGGCTGGATGGAGCACGTCGACGAGTGCCGTATGTTTACGAGCTACTCGGCGATGGAGATGTATGTTCTGACTCATGCGTTGCAACGCAAGACTTGGAACGCGGACCCTGATTGGTGTGAAATCTATGCGTTTGGAGGCGATGCTGAACTGCTTCACCCAATCTTTCGCTACTACATTCGCGACGGACATCTGATGCGTCTTCCGATAAAGTCGTAGGAAAGAACAATGGTGGAGCCTCCTGACGAACTGATACGGGGATACGCAGAAGTCATGGCGATTGGGAAAGGCAAGGCTGCGGGTGTTCTCAGACAAGTCGCAAGTGAAAATCGCCTCAACATTCCAGTCGAAGTACTCGCTAGAGAGGAACAGGACAACTGGAATCTAACTTTTGCGAATTTTAGGTATAGTCCCAACACGTTTCGTCTCATAACAGAACTGTTCGATGGCAACAATATGCCAGACGAAGAAAGGCGTATTGTCTACAACCACTTCCTCGAAATCGTGCGAAAGGCTCTTGTTATCGTTAAGCGTCCGTCCGCTGTTGCCAATCAACTCAAAGCCCAGAGACTTCTGTCGCGCGAAAGCCCAGATGTGGAATCACTTGTGCGCCCGTATCTTACGGATAGCACTGAACCTCTCGGAGTGGAGGCGAGCAAGGCTCTGGTCTATCGGGGCAAGCCGGGTGTTCGAACGGTTGAACGCCCGTGTGAACCTGGTTCGTCCGGCTGCTCGGTAATGGGTGGTCGTCGTCGCAAGACTACTCGGTTACCTTCAAGATTGTCACGCCGGAGACGATCAACGCGATCGCGAAGAAATCGTGGAGGTGCAAAGTCTCTTTGAAGAGGAGGATACCGACCGTCGTGGTCGCTACAACAGACAAAGCCGACCAGATGGCATTGGTCATCGCCATGCCATTCGTATTCATAGTGGTTCTCAGCATGTACCCAACCGCAGCGTAGAACAGAACACCGAGCGCAAAGAACGCTGTGCTATCTACGCTCTTTTTGAAGCAACTCATCGCCAGTGTTTCCAGCATGACGATGAGTAGCACATACCAGTAGATTCGGGGGATACCCATTTATTGCTATTCATCAAGAAACTTACCAATGGATCCTGCTTACGCCGGAAGCATTGGCGGGTTAGCGGTTATGGGAATGGTTATTCTGTGCGGTATTGTGTATTTCCTATACGAATGTCGTCAGTCAACTCGACAGGAGAGACTGCTTAGTTAGAGTACGCCAGACCGCCCATGCCGGACATGATGCGGAAGATGTTGTAGTTGACAGCGAACAGTCGGAAGTTGTAAGGGTAGGTCTTGTTCGGGAAGGTGCCTGCAGCACCGGACGTCACCGAGTCGAACACCAGAGTCGCGGAGTCAATGCGGGAGAAGTTGCACGTACCGGACGGCTGGTGCTCCTCGGGCTTGATGGCGAAAGAGTACACATTGATCGGGTTTGCTTCCGCAAACGTCAGTCTCGCACTCGAAAGGTTCGCGCCCGTGATGTTGGCACCCGTGAGGTCCGCGCCAGTGACAACTCCCGTACCACTGACAACTCCCGTACCACTGACAACTCCCGTACCGCTGACCGTCGCGCGCCGCAGAGGACCGAAGGAACCGCCGGTGTGGTGCTGGTACGGCTGGACCTTCCAGAAGTAATCGCCATACCGCTCATCGAACCGATCCTGACCATTGATCTGAATCCGGCAGCGGTTCACGATGTCGCTGTAGGTGAACGGCATCGTATAGGCAGCCGTCGAGCCCGTCTCGGGATCAACAACCGACGTAACCGCACCGCAATCCGTGTAGCGAGAATCCTGGAACACCCAGATGAGCTCCTTGATCGGGTGGTTCAGCGTCAGGTCGAGGCGCGCAGACGAGGTCGTGATCTGCTGCTGACCCTCGTACTGGAGCTGCTCGATGAGGTACTCGTGGGACTCTTGGGCGAACTTGCGGCGCTCGTCGACATCCAGGTAGATGTAGTCGAGGTACAGCGCCATGTCGCGGAGCGCCGGGAGCGCAGCCGCCGCCTTGGTGATGGTGTTCGCAGACGTGTTGCTGGAGTTCGACGAAACCAGGTTGGTCGCATCACCCAGGGTGATGTTGAAACGAACCTCGTGGTACTGGAGAGCGATAAGCGGGAGGGCAAGACCGGGGTTGCGGTTGAACCAGAACTGGAGGGGGACATACAGAACCGGGGGGCGTCCACCACACGTCAGGGAGGTCGAAACCGTGCCGGAATAGGGACCGCCGACCAGGGAGTCCAGCTTGATCGCCGTATCCAGCGGGGCACTGAGCGTCTCCCACAGGTAGAGCCACTCGCCGTAGTGGCGATCGATGATCTGACCACCAATCTCAACCTCAATCTGCTGGAGGAGAGCGTAACCCAGGCGCCGGCGATGACCCGCTGACCAGTAGATATCGTCTGATGCGCCCTCGGAGGTACTCGCATCGGGACCCGTCGTATCAGGAAGCGTGATCTCGACATAGGTGTTCCAGACCAGGTCCGCATTGCGGTTCACAACGGCAACAACACGCTGACCGTACACCGGCGCACCCGTGAAGTTCACGCGCATTGCCTCGATGGCGAAGTTGGTGTGGCGCTTGTAGAGCACCTTCCAGAAAGTGATGTGGGGATTGCCAGTGATGTAGGCATCCTGGGCGCCATATGCGACGAGCTGGAGTAGACCGCCACCCATTTGTGTTTACTAGTTCTCGAGGATAAATTCTACTTCAACAGGGCACGCGAGCAGATGATGTAGATGAAGAGAGTATTGACTACACCGAGAATCAGAGTCGGCAGAGTCATCAGAATCGGCGTTGCCAGCTTCGGCTTCCGGGAGATCTCGGAGAGTTGCCAGACCAGGATGATCGCAGACACAATCGCGGTGATGACGAACACCCAGTAGTAGTACGTGCAGATCGTCTCGCTGGAAATGTCCTTCATCCAATCGGCTTCCTTGTCGTTTGCCATTTTGTATACTTCAAAGATAAATGAAGCTTGGTGCCAAGTTTAGTCGGTGCGTCAAGTCTGTGCGCAAGACCATTCGTCCTCGCAAGGGATCGACCAAGGAAGGCGCTGCAATTGCCATCTGCACCAAGACGGTCCTGTATCCGAAAGGCAAGACCATCAAGCGGTATACCAAGAAGAGACTGACGACTCAGCGTCGTAAATAATCAACTCGAAGAATAAA